TGATACATTTGATTTAGAAACTGGTAGAATGATTGCAAATAATTTTACATTTTTACCTGAAGATGCAAGTGGTATTAGAATTGGTAATGTTTTTTATAATCATGGGTTAGTTGCAATAACAAGAAATTCTGATATACGATTAATTAATACGTGGGATTTAACATTTAAATCAACTGAAACTATTTACGAACATGAATATCTTTTAATTGTAAATGAATCTGATTATAATGTATCTACCAATCCAACGGCAGTAGAATCAGTAGGTGGTTCATTTTCAACATTTATTGATGATTATGGTAAAGCTAAAAGAGTATATACAGAACAACCTGTAAAATATATTAAAAAATTAACTACATTAGAAAACGGAAATATTTTAGACAAAAGATTTAGTGGTTCGGTTGGAAATAAATTAGCAGGATTTGAACACTATGATTTAAGTGGTTCTGTAGATTCAACTGGCTCATTCCTTGCACCATTTATAACAACAATTGGTTTATATGATGATGATTGTGATTTGGTTGCAGTAGCTAAATTACCTAAACCAATAAAATCAGACCCGGAACTTCCGGTAAACTTTATTGTCCGTTTTGATACTTAATTGATATTTATTATAAAATAAAACTATGGAACTAGAATTAAAAGCATTTGATTACTTTTTAGGTAGTGAAAGTAATACTCAATTAATTAACGATAAATTATTTGGTATTCTTGTATTGGAAAATGAAGAATTAACAACTCAATTTATATTAGAAGAAGATTTTAATAAATATTCTCATATATTTTTAACGGATGAATATCCAAATATAGAAGATATAAGAGTTAAAATACCAGATAATTCAACTGGATTCCCAATAGTAACATTAAAATAAATAATACAAAAATGCCAACAATAGAAGAATTATACAAAGCACAGCAATCAGCATTAGGTGTTGATAAAATTGGATTTGCAGCAGGAGAATCTGCTAAAACACCATATACTACAGATGATTTAAAAAAAGCAGATGAGCAAATATTAACTGCTGATAAGTTCAAAACAGGTAGAGGTGGTTCAATTAGTGAAAAAAAGTATTCTGATACTTTCAAATAATAATGGCTAAAAAGGTTACATCAAAAAAACCAACCAAAAAAGGTTGGGTGGCAAGGAAGCATGGTTTCAAATCAGGCTTGGAAGAATCAATATCAATTCAAATAGATAGTAAAGGTATTCCCGTACAATATGAATCAGAAAAGATTCCATACATTGTACCTGCTTCAAAACATACATACAATCCAGATTTTAAATTACCAAATGGTATTTTTATAGAAACTAAAGGTAGGTTTGTTCCTGCTGATAGAAAGAAACATCTATTTATAAAAGAACAACATCCCGAATTTGATATTAGGTTTGTATTCACATCATCCAAAAACAAAATTTCAAAAAATTCAAAAACATCTTACGCAGATTGGTGTGATAAGAATGGGTTTTTGTATGCAGATAAATTTATTCCAGAAGAATGGTTTAATTAATTTGGAAATTTGAAATAATTGTTGTATATTTGTATCATGCTGAATAATACAGATAAGACAAAAATAACTACAACACTATCTAATGTGTTAGGGAGTTTTTCCGTTCTAAGGGGAAATGAATTAGCATTCTACTGTCCATTTTGCCATCATCACAAACAAAAATTACAAGTAAATACCGAAACACAACATTGGCATTGTTGGACGTGTAATAGTGGTGGTAAGAAACTCACATCCTTATTAAAGAAGTTAGATGTTGATAGAAAAACTATTGCAGTTATTAGGGAGATATATGGTGATTCACACTATAACCCACAAAATGAAGATGGTGATGCTAAAATATTCATATCATTACCAAAAGAGTTTATTTCTCTAGCAGAACAACCAAAAGGATTCAATCCAGAATACAAACAAGCAATGAATTACCTTATTCAAAGAGGTATAACAGAAAAACAAATTGTAAAGTATGGTATTGGGTATTGTAAAGAAGGTTTATATAGTAGAAGAGTAATTATCCCATCTTACAATTGTGATGGTTCGTTAAACTACTTTGTTTCTCGTTCTTATTATGTAGATGAAAAAATGAAATATAAAAACCCACCAATCAGTAAAAATGTAATTTGTTTTGATTCACAAATAAATTGGAATGAACCTATTATCTTATGTGAGGGTGTATTTGATGCAATTACAATTAGAAGAAACGCAATTCCCCTTTTAGGTAAGTTTCCATCTAAAACATTAGTTGAAAAAATCTTTATGAATGGGGTTAGTGATATTGTTATCTCATTAGATAATGATGCTAAAACAGAAGCATTGAAAGCATCTGAATATTTTAGGAAGCAAGGAATAAATGTTAAGTTTATGAATCTAAAAGATAAAGATGCTGCCGATATGGGATATAATAAGTTTTACGAAGAATTAAATTCTACAAAAGAGTTTGGAATAGAGGAGTTGTTATTAACAAAAATTAATAGTTTATGAGTTTAAAGAAAATCTATCACATTGCCGATGTTCATATTCGTAATGTGAAAAGACACAATGAGTATCGTCAAGTATTTAATAAAATGTTTGATGAGATTCGTAAAAGAGGAACAGAAGATTCAATCATTTATTTAGCAGGAGATATTGCCCATGCTAAATTAGAATTATCTCCTGAATTAGTGAGAGAGATTAGTTGGTTATTTACAGAGTGTTCTAAACTATGTGAAACTATTCTTATTACGGGTAATCACGATTGTAATATGAATAACTCCGATAGATTGGATGTTCTTACTCCAATTGTGGAAGCATTGAACTTACCAAACTTTACATACCTACGAGATACTCAGGTTTACTCTATTGGTGGAGTAGATTTTTCCGTATTTTCTATTTTTGATAAAAGAGATAATTGGATTCCTGCAAATAAATTATTTGGTAATAAAAAGATTGCTCTTTTTCACGGACCATTGGATACATCTCAAACAGATATTGGGTATGTAGTTTCATCTCGTCATTTTACACCAGATATGTTTGATGGATATGACTTAGCTTTATTAGGTGATATTCATAAACGACAAATTATCACATCTCCCAAAGGATGTACGATTGCGTATGCGGGTTCATTGGTTCAACAAAACTTTGGAGAAACTTTAGATAAGCATGGATTACTTGTTTGGGATTTGGATAAAATGAGTTATGAGGAAATTGATATTCAAAATGATTATGGATATTACACAATGGATATTGATAATGGTAATGTTCCAAAGGTTTCCGATATGCCAAAGAATCCTCGTTTAAGAGTTCGTTTATCTAATACCGATACTGCCGATACAAAGAAAGTAATTTCAGAAATTAAACAACTATATGGTGTAGACGATTTTACAATTATCAGAACCGATTCTCTTTCTAAATCAAAAACTGGAAATAGAAATAATAGATTAGATTTTGAAGATATAACGGATGTAAACTATCAGAACTCTCTTATAAACGATTATATTGGGAGAATGATGCCATTCGTTAGTAAAGAAGATTTGGATGGATTAGAAGCAATTAATAGAGATATTAATAGTAGAATAACTCACGATGATATACAAAGAAACATACATTGGAAACCAGTTAAGTTTGAGTTTTCTAATATGTTTTCTTACGGAGAAAATAACAAAATTGATTTTACCAAAGTTGGTGGGTTAATGGGGTTGTTTGCACCAAACGCAGCAGGTAAATCTTCTTTATTTGATGCAATCTCATTTTGTTTATATGATAAGTGTAGTAGAGCATTCAAAGCATCTAATATTTTAAATAATCGTAAATCTGAATTTATCTGTCATTTACATTTTCAAATAGATGGAATTGATTACCATATTGAAAGAACCGCCAAAACGATTAACAAAGGTAAGAATGTTAAAGTTGATGTTCAGTTTTGGAAAGAAGAAGGTGGATTAAATACAATCCTAAACGGAAATGAAAGAAGAGATACAAATCAAATCATTGAACAATATGTAGGAAAATATGAAGATTTTATTTTAACTGCATTATCTCTACAAGGAAACAATGCTTTATTCATTGATAAATCTCAATCGGAAAGAAAAGATTTATTAGCA